AGGCATCCTACAACAGGAGTAGGTAGAATGTTTGCAACGTACAATATACAAAAAGATTATATTCCAAAGTTACAAGAATGTAGAGTAGACACATTCGAAGAGTTATCTAGACGTTCTGTCTAGACGAAACCCGGGTCCCACCTCACTTTAACATTATACGGGGCCCGGGTTTCACTTTCTAAAAATTAATCAGCAATTTTAACGCCACGATAAAAAGTAGATTTACTTTTTTTCGAAGCTTTCTTGGCTGCTTTCTTTTCAGAACCCCATTTGATACCACGGTAAATACCCGCTTTCATAGCAGGTACTTTATCGTTTACATCTGCTGGGTTGTATGTTATACCTCTGTAAATAGCCATTGGTAACCTCCAGTTTTCTAATCGATTTCGTACATACGGAACTAGCCGTACACCCTTCTCATAGCGTTCCTTCGGTAAACTTTCGGTCTCGTTCGGCAGTTGCTGCCTACTTGCTATCCCACGAATGTGGAGGTTTTCAGGTTTTCCTACTTCCGTCCCCCTAGGGGGATGAACGTGTAATTATTTATAATAGTTTGAATTTCTATTTACTACCAATAGCCATAAAACGGTCGAAATAAACTTTACCATTCCAATCATAATAGAATTGTTTTTGTTTACCTGTGTATTCGACTTTCTTTAATCCTGCGTTTTCTATTAGAGCCTGCTCACTATCTACACAATTAATACCATACATTTCCTCAATTACGTTAGAGTTTTGTACAGCAAATAGTGCATGTTTATTTGCAGTTTTAAGGTCCTTTAAAGGATACATTTGTTCTGCTCCCATTGTAATTACAATGTCCACTTTCAATTGATTTAATTCATCAAAAGCAAAAGGTACATCCATATTCCAATGATTAACTTTAATGTATTCTTCTGTGATATAATGTTTATTAAATACTTTAGAAAGTTCTAAAGCTTCTTCATCTATATCCACCAAATGTAATTCACCTACTGATATGTTTTCACACAATAAGGGAACCAATGGTACACCTAACCAACTATTTAATACTAGAATACTAAACTGTTCGTCTTTCATATAATCATCTAGACTATTTTTTAGTTCTTCTACTAACCAAATAGCAGCCTCCATAGTATTAGGATTTAATGCTTGTCTAAAGTCGTCATGCTTATGTTTCATTTCATGTTCGACTTTAGCGAGTGCGTCGCCCCAATGACTTAGGTTGTTTAAAAAATTAAAATTTAACATCTTCTTTTCTTCCCATACTATCAAATAAACAAACATAAGGTATTTGTCTATATACTTGTAATTCTACATCATGAGGATAAATATATCCGTGATTGTAGCTGTAAAACCATCCTAAAGGAAAGTATTTTATTCTTGATACTCCTTTATGATAGAAAAAATTATCTATACCTCGGTAGTACCAAAGTATTTTATCTAAGTGTGCTTTAAAATATAAACTGATATTTTCCTTATCTAAATTATCATTCCATCTTAAAATACTACTATTCAAATCTGTGTACCTATGTGGTACGTGTTCTGTATCTTTTCGCATTGTTTCTAAATCATGCCAATGTGTTTGACCGAAACACAAACAATCCTCAGGATCAAAGTTTGCTATATCATCGATATTCTTTTGTATAATTATATCTAAATCAAAGAACAAATTTTCTCCTTTTTGTCTAACAACATTATCATCAAACAAGTACATCTTATTCCACCACTTCTTTAACTTGTTACCTTTAGGAAGTGGTATAACAGTTATGTCCCGACTCAATCCTTTTGGATTTTCTGTAAGGCAATAAAATTTAAAAGGCACAGTCAAATGTTCTTTACACGCTTCAAAGAGTTTTTCCACGTGCTTAGCAGAATATTTACTGCCCCATTTAACGGTGTAGATATTCATTACCATCCTTTAATTATATTTGCCATAATAAAAAATGCGCATATGACATTAACTAATACAATACAACTTCTAACAATTGCAATTATATCATCATACCCTTTAGTTTCTTCATCACTAAAAGAACCTAATGCCATTTTCCATCTGTTCCAACAGTATCTTATCATTCTCCTGTCCAATGTTTTAATAATTGAGGATCGACCAATTCATTTTGTTTTACCTTACCTCTATCAGGTGTAGGTTGTGGTAATAAATCAATATTAAACACGCATAGAATTGGCGTCTCCCTATAAATTTCTGTTTCTAAATCATCATCTTCCCAACTACGACCTCTGTTATAACTGTAAGCGTAGTCTGAAGGAAAATGGTCCCAAAGTTTTTTACCAAAGTCTCCCCACCTCCAACTGTGATAATTATCTGTGCCGTCAGTATATGTAAACCATATCTTTTCTTTATGTTCTAATACATCTTGCCAAATACATTCTGCTTGGTCATCACTCCATACTTGGCAACTGCCATTAGTATAAGCTCCATGTGCAAGTTTAAATTTTCTTGTTTTCATAGGACGTGGATCTTGCCACCAACTTCTTAATTTAGTAGGCCTTTCCATATTGTAAGTAAGTAAAGGCTCTATATTGTTTTGAATTATTACATCCAAATCAAAGAAGATGAAACGTCCTGTCGGCTTATCTGTTGCAAAATTGTGAGTATTGAAGACCATTGTTTTAGGTCTGTCCCAGCATCTAGCCATGCCATACTTAAAGTCATCGTTGCCGAACCAATACTTAGGATGGATGGTATCAATATCTGGAAATGGTATAACTTTAATATCTGGTAATAGTCCCTCAGCATCATCTGTATAGCAATAAAAGTGAAAGTCATGTTGTTCATTCGTGTGTCTCCTAGACATTTCATATAGTCTATTAACAAAATGTGGACCATATCTGGTTCCCCATTTACTACAAATTACATTGACTCTCATTTATACTCCTCGGCCAATGGAAAAATAATACTTATAACATCAGCAACTGCCTTAGCTATAGCAATATGTTCCTTTTGGGTGCCATTGTCTCCTCTTAGTTCTATATAATGTATCCAACTCCTTAAGGTTCCGTTTACATACATTCTGCTCATAGTGTTTCCCTCGGGTAACACCGCCCTTGCTTGTTCTTTAGCAATACCGTTTTCTATAGCCCAACAATAAGCTTGTCTTGCCGTTCGAATAACATCCTTTTGGTACTCTTCCCATTCTCTAGATATTTGATATCCTTCTATGTCTGTACCAATTTCTATACTGTTTTGCCTATTAGTTTCATCCTGTAATCTAGCTTCTCTAACTTCAAAGTCTAAATCCTTTGTAGGGTCTGCATACCTTTGACTAAACTCTTGGAAACTAAAACTTCTATGTCTTAGTATTTGCCTAGCAATGTCCCTTGTTGTTTCTATTTCTAAACAACAGGATACCATTTCTAATGGACTCCAATGTTTATGTTTCATCAAATATTTTACAAGACCTAAAGCTGTCTTTTTATTATTTTGATTAGCTGGATTACTTACTCTTGCACAATAAGCAATTAGTTCTAATAGATCTGGGTCTCCTGCAGCAGGGTCTAATCCTTCTGGGCCTGCTTTAGGCATTTGACTGTAACTTATTACCTTAACTTGCATAAACTGTTCTCGCTATAACGTAGTCTGTTCCATACTGCTGACCGTGTTCTGCTAATTTGGCAGTCACCTCAACACATTTATCTTCGAAGTCTTCTATATCAGATTTAATTAATAAAGTAGCAAATCTACTTTCCTTAACTATTGATGGGTATGTATCATAATCATCAAATGTTCCTTCTAATATAACGGACTTTTCACTTCTAACTTTTAACATTTTCCTTCCTGTTCATTATGTATTATTTGTGGATTTAACTTTAATAAATTATTAAAGTATCCTTTATAAAAATCATTAGTAAATATATTTTCCAAACTGTCATTACTAATATTATTTTTATCCCAATCATATAATAATTCTGTTTTATGTTCAGGACTATTATATGCTGTTCCTATATTAAGCGCTATGTGTTTACAAGGAAAAACATTTCCTGTTGCACTTAAATAAAATTGATTGTTTACTTTACCTTCGCACTTAACGTGAGGAGCAAACTTTACTTTTCTCTCTTTATATATGTCATCTTTACGACGTGTTTTTAGAGTGTCTAATTCTATAAGTTTATAATCTGGTAAATCTACTTTTACCTTTTTCTTTTTAGGTTTTCTAAGAGGCGGTACCTCATCTATATAAACAAAACCTGTAAATTTATATTCTTTAGAAAGTTTTTTCGCTTTCTTTATATCGTTGTCTAATTGATTGGTATGTGTATATGACCAAAACACTCTACAACCTGTATTCAATAAAGCAGTAGCATTCTGTAAAACTATTTTATCTGGATTGCCTGTGTTTATATTAAATGTTACACTTCCTATATCCCCTAATGTTCTGCCTAAAACTTCCCACCAATCCTGTGTATTATTTTTTCCATTTGTTATTAAGTCTACGCCTGATAATGTTTCTCTAATATACCATTTATTAATAAACATACCTACAATGTCTATCAAGTCTTCATTATCAGTAGGTTCACCTGTAAGTCCACCTATTTTTACTTTTTTTAATTTTGCTTTTTCTACAAAGTCTTGAGTAAATGTTTTTCCTATATCCTCGAAAGTTATTTGATTGCCCTCATTATCTATAATTTCCATTTCTACATTTTCAGGTAAGTAGGGATATAAATCTGTAGCTTTATTATACATTAGTTCTATTTGGTCTTCTGTAAAGTCCTCATACCATTGTGGTAATACAACAATATCGCCATCAGTATTTTCAGGATATACAGCAGTCGTATCTTGTAAGAAAAATATATTGTCCTCATCTATTAGAAACTTCTCACTAAATATATCATAATTATATAAAAGGTCATCTTCTTCTTTGTCCCAAGTATCTAATATTTTTTGTATTCTTTTATCCTTGTAAATGTAGTATGCAAGATTACCGTCATCTAGTCTTTGTTTTTTACAGGATTTAAATGTAAACAAGTGTTCTAAATTATTTAAAATTATGTTAGGAGTTACAAAT